GCCTGATTTACCAGCAGTACAAAGATAGCGAAAATGAAGAAAAGCTGTCATGGGCTGAACAGGCGAAGATGCGCGCAAACAAAACGGCGGCAAGCTATAACGAATATGTGCTGAAAAACTCTTTTGTCTGGAACGGCAATGTTCCAGCAGACATCCGCACGTCGCTTCCGTATTGGGATTAAGGGAGGGTGAAAGATGCCGCATCACCTTTCCATTGATCTTGAAACCTTTTCCAGTGAACCCATCAAGAAAACGGGAAGCTGGAAATACATCGAAAGCCCGGATTTTGAAATTCTGCTGTTTGCCTATTCTCTTGACGGTGCCCCTGTGCAGGTGGTCGATTTGGCGTGCGGGGAAAAACTTCCTGACTGGATGGTTCCCGCGCTGACAGATCCCAATTACATCAAGCACGCCTACAATGCACACTTTGAGTACGGCGCCTTGCAAAAGGTTTACGGTGGTATGCAGCCGTCACAGTGGCGCTGCACCATGTTTCACGGTCTGTACTGTGGATACACGGCGGGCTTGGACGCAACAGGCAAGGCGCTCGGTTTGCCGGATGACAAGCAGAAGAACGCGGCAGGCAAAGCCCTGATTCGCTATTTCTGTGTACCCTGCAAGCCCTCACGGGCGAATGGTGGGCGCACACGCAATCTGCCGCACCATGATTCTGATAAGTGGAAGCTGTTCAAAGAGTACAACCGTCAGGATGTGGTAACGGAGATGGAAATTGAACGCCGCCTGAGCGCTTTTTCTGTTCCCGACTGGGTACAGCATCAGTGGGAGGTCGATCTGATGATTAACTCCCGCGGCGTGGCGGTGGACATTGATTTGGTGCGAGGCGCGCTGGATGTGGGAGCGCGTGTCAAGCGCGACTTTACCGCCGAAGCTGTTGCGGTTTCCGGCATTCGCAATCCTAATTCAGTTAAGCAGCTTGCCGAATGGCTGAACGAGGAAATGGATGACGAAGAAATTAAAGACCTGCGCAAGGGAACGGTCTCACGTCTGCTGGCAAAGGAGGGTAACAGCGCTGAGGTTCAGCGTATGCTTGAAATTCGTCAGGAACTAAGTAAGACCTCTACCAAAAAGTATGATGCGATTGAAGCGTGTGTCTGCGGTGACGGACGCGTGCGCGGGCTTCTCCAATTCTACGGTGCGAACCGCACGGGCCGCTGGGCTGGACGACTGGTGCAGGTGCAGAACTTGCCGAGAACCTACACGAAGGCGATTGAGGTGGCGCGAAAGCTGGTAGAGCAGAAGAACGCTGATGCTTTGCGCGTGCTGTACGGTTCTGTGCCGGATACACTTTCTCAGCTTATCCGCACAGCCTTTATAGCGCCGGAGGGGCATGTGCTGATAGACGCGGACTTCTCGGCTATCGAAGCTCGCGTCATATCGTGGCTGGCGGGCGAAGAATGGCGGCTTGAGGTGTTCCGCTCACACGGCAAAATCTACGAAGCGAGCGCGTCACAGATGTTCGGCGTCCCCATTGAGAAGATCAAGAAGGGCAATCCAGAATACGCCCTGCGCGCGAAGGGCAAGGTGGCAGAGCTGGCGCTGGGCTATCAAGGATCCGCTGGGGCGCTTATCAACATGGGCGCATTGGACATGGGACTGACCGAGGATGAGCTGCCGGACATCGTGGAGCGCTGGCGGGAGGCCAACTCCAAAATCCGTGACCTGTGGTACGCAATGGATGCGGCGGCTGTACAGGTGATACGGTGCGGTGGCACAGCCAGAGTGCGTAACGTCGTGTTTGCCCGTGAGTATGACGTAGTGCAGGGCGTTTCCTGCATGACAATTACACTACCCTCCAGCCGCAAGCTGTATTACATCAACCCGTCTCTGGGCACAAATCAGTGGGGTCGCCCATCTATCGCGTATATGGGCATGGATCAGAAAACGAAAAAGTGGAAAAGCATTGAAACATATGGGGGCAAGCTGGTTGAAAACTGTGTGCAGGCCATAGCTCGTGACTGTCTCGCTGGAGCGCTGGACAGGCTCGAAGCGGCGGGACTGCCGGTGGTATTTCATGTACATGACGAGGTGGTCATCGACACTGTACCCTTTGACGCGCCTGAAAACATGCTGCATTTGGTTGAGCGTATTATGTCGGAGCCCGTTTCGTGGGCACCGGGTTTGCCGCTTAATGCGGACGGATGGGTTGGTGCGTTTTTCACGAAGGACTGATTGGAGGTAGGAATATGCACGATACGGAGTTTTTCAAGAAGCTGGTTGAAAATATCGTCATGTGGAGTTTCGTCATAGTAATCGTCGCATTGGCGCTTACTATCCTCGGACTGCCGCTGTATCTTGCGCTGACCGTAGACTGGAAATTCGCTCTGATTTACCTGCTGTATCCCATCGTGCTGATGGTGATGGCTGCGTTGGCGGCATCAAGGGGCGGTGACGGCGAATGAGGATTGTTAAGCCGTCTGTTCTGCTGTTGGAACACCCCATTTCTCCTGAGGATGTAATGCGGCGCATTGAGCTGTGCGGGCGTGTATGCTACAAGTCGGAGGGAAAGATTACATCCAGCAGCTACAAGGGGTTCATTCAGCGCATTGTCAAGCGCGGGCATGAAGCAGTGCTGGAGCACGGGAACTTGATAATCGGCATGAGCAAGGATTCTGATGGCGATTCAGGCGCGTGGCTTTCCGCTTTGGACAGAGCCTTTGAGCAGACAGGTACAGCTTCTTACATCCGAAAGACTCACGGTAACGCACAAAATATTGTTTCCGGCAACGTGCGGGCGTGGCGTGATGTGCTGCGCGTGTGCGCTGCGACGAATACCCGCATACCCGCTGCGGTTCACTGCATCTTGGAAGCATACGGCGTACTGTTTTCGGATTTGCTCGGCAATGTGTTCTCAGCCGGTGACGAGGAGGCATGGATACTGCATCCCGGCGAGCTGACGAGCGGCCGTGAAATCAGGAAGCACGTCTGCGTAACCTGCTGGTTCACCTGCGACCGCGGTGTGTCGCACGAGTTAGTGCGTCACCGCCCTGCGTCCTTCTGTCAGGAGAGCACTCGTTATTGCAACTACCAGCGTGGGGACTTTGGCGGTGAAATCGCGGTCGTTCAGCCCGCCTGCTTCGGTCCTGATTCAGCCGCATATGGGACGTTCATAGAGGCTGTTGTCATGGCGGAACGGTACTATTTTGACCTGCTGAACATCGGCGCAACGGCGCAGGAGGCGCGTGCGGTACTGCCGACCTGCCTGAAAACGGAGGTCGTGATGACCGCGACAGTTGAGGAGTGGCTGCACTTCTTCCGCTTACGCTGCTCGGAAGCGGCGCATCCGCAGATGAGGGAAGTGGCTACACAGGCAAAGGAGCTGATGCTGGCGGCGATGCCGCGAATGGGGGCGTGGGTATGACAGTGGGCGTGTGCCCCGTCTGTGGTAAGGCGCTGGAAAGCGTTGCCTGTACGGGCCTTCGCTGCGGTCATCCGTGGCTTGATAGCGTGCGCGTTCATGCCAACGGCGAAACGTGCGCTTCGCAGTCTCCCCCCCCGTAATTGCGTCGGATACGGTGTATCTGTCTGACTGCATTACCGGGATGCGCCGGATGACGGATGAATCCGTAGACTTGATTGTGTCAGACCCGCCGTATCTAATCAACTATGCTACGGGACACAGGCAAGATAAAGCGCACGACTTCTGCACCCCGATTCAGAATGACTCAAACCCGGAGCTGATTCAGAAGTACGTCGAAGAGTGCTATCGCATACTGAAGCCAAATTGCGCTTTTTACATGTTTTGTTCTGCAAAAACGCAGGATTTCTTCAAAACAGCGGCTCAAAATGCTCATTTTACGATCAAAAACGCGATTGTTTGGGTGAAAAGTGAGTGGACGATGGGCGACTTGAAAGCGCAATTTGGGCAGCAATACGAAGTGCTTTTGCTGCTGAATAAAGGTCGCGCTCCGTTTAACGGAAAGCGGCTGGGCGACGTGTGGGAGTTTCCGGGCATACGCGGACGCAAACAGCTTCACCAAAATCAAAAGCCGGTAGAGCTAATACAGCGGTGCATTGAGAAGCATTCCAAAGAGGGTGACGTTGTATTCGACGGCTTTATGGGAAGCGGTACGACGGCGGTTGCGGCGGCTCGGATGAATCGGCACTTTATCGGCTTTGAAATCGAGCCGAGGTACTTTTGGATAATCCACAACAGACTTTGTGAGGAGGTATAGCATGGGGCAAAGTATGAACAACTGTGAACGGGTGGAAATGCTCCGCTTGATGGCGGAGGAGCTGAATGACAGCATCAGCACCTATGAAGGGGCGAAGAAGGGGCCGAAGGACGCTACACAAGCGTATGGCGGCGTGACGGCGAGCAGCACTGCCGCGGCGATTAAGCGAAAGATCGTCCACATGCGGCAGGTGCTGCTTGACCTCGGTGAGCGGCTATGAAGCATTACGGCGACATTACCAAAATCAGCGGCTGCCACGTCCCGCCCGTCAACGTCGTCATCGGCGGCAGCCCTTGTCAGGATTTATCTGTGGCGGGCAAGCGGGCGGGACTGGCAGGAGAACGGTCTGGTCTGTTCATGGAGCAGATCCGGCTTATAAAGGAAATGAGGCTTGCGGATGAGCAAAGAGGCAACAGCGGGGGGGGGTGTCCGCCCCCGCTTCATGGTCTGGGAAAACGTACCGGGAGCTTTCAGCTCCAACAGAGGCGCAGACTTTGGCGCAGTTTTACAAGAAACGATCAGGGTCATCGAGCCGGAAGCCCCCGATGTGCCTGTGCCTGACGGTGGATGGCCAATGGCAGGATGCCTGTTTGGGGCAAACGGCGGCTGGTCTATCGCGTGGCGGGTACTTGATGCGCAGTTTTGGGGAGTCCCCCAGCGCCGCCGTCGTATCTCGCTTGTCGCAGATTTTGGAGGCGAACGCGCCCCAGAAGTATTATTTGAGCGCGAAGGCCTGTCTTGGGATTATCCGGCGCGCAGAACGCCGAGGGAAAGAACTGCCGCCGATGCTGCGGGAAGCGCTGACGGCGCAGAGCAAAGCGGTGTCCGATGCTTGAACCCGTGGGATTCTCAGACGATTCGGCAATACGCTGTCGATGGCGTTTCTCCGTGTCTGTCGAGCAATGCGACGGGAGGACAGAATCGCGCTGGAATATGCGCACCCGTTGCTTACGCACAGCAGAGCTTTGGCAATTACAATCCATCTGATGTCGCGGGGACACAGCTCGGCAGGCAAGCAAAGGACGCAACAGACCTCGTATGCTACCCCGAAACGGCGCGGTCACTGCTTGCACGGCATGATGGGAGTCCATGCCTTGACCGGGACCCGAACGTCGTGTTTCAGCCCTCCCCGATTGCGTTTTCCAATCGCGGTCACACAGGCGGCGAAACGGCCGAAACCCTGCGTGCAGAGTCACATGGTGCGCTCCCCATGGTTTGTGCTGCGGGTTTCAAGGGTGGTCAGTCAGAAAAGGCGCGGTCTATTGGCTTTGTGGAAGAGCAAGCTCCTACCCTCAGCGCAAATGGAAGTCATCTTGACCCAACCGTGTTCTGCATTCAAGGTAACTGTATCGACCGTGCTGATACTGCCGGGTGCAACGGCAAGGGCTGGAAAGCAGAACAGAGCTATACACTGAATACCGTTGACCGCCCCGCTGTGGTTTATGACGCGAGAGGTAACGGGACAGGCAAGATAGCGCCTACACAGACAGGAGACCATCAAAGCCGCGTTACGGATTATACTGCGCTGGTCGTGTCCGACGTTGCTGCGGTGGACTGCCGCAACGGCACGGAAAACACAGGTGCCAATGGAACACTGCAAGCCAAAAGCAATGGCGGGCAAAGCCTGAACCTGAACAATACCCTGCGGTGCGGTTACTGTGTGCGTCGCATGACGCCGCTTGAGTGTGAACGTCTGCAAGGCTTCCCTGACGGCTGGACAGACCTTGGTGAGTGGATAGACAGCAAAGGAAAGCGTCACAAAGAGAGCACGGACAGCGAGCGCTATAAGGCGCTCGGCAACAGCATCGCCCTCCCGCCGTGGCTATATGTATTGCAGCGCCTAACGGTCTGCTGCGGGACAGAGCGCACATTGGCAAGCCTGTTTGACGGGATAGGCGGCTTCCCGTTGCTGTGGGAGTTGCTGAACGGGTCTGGTTCATGCGTGTGGGCG